ACAAATACAAATACACGGTTGCATCAAATGGTGTTATGTATAGTTCAGACAAAACTGGACTCATTCCTGCAATTCTTTCTGATTGGTTTGATAAAAGGGTTGAGTATAAAAATGAAATGAAGAAGTGGGGTAAAGCCGGTGACACAGACAAGTATGAGTTCTACAAGAAAAGACAGCTTGTTCAGAAAATTCTTTTGAATAGTATGTATGGTATCTTGGGATTGCCAGCATTTCGTTTCTATGATATTGATAATGCAGAAGCGGTTACACTTTCTGGTCAAACTGTTATTAAGAAAACAGAAGCGGCTATCAATATGAAATATAATAAAGAATTAAAAACAGATGATGTTGATTATGTGCAGTATGTTGATACTGACTCTGTGTTTGTTTCGTGTTTACCTTTGGTTAAGAATAGATTTCCGGATATTGATACCAATGATATTGAAACAATGACGCCGAAGATTTATGAGATTGCAACGGAAGTTCAAGATTATGTTAATCAGTTCTATGATGTATTTGCTAAAAAGATATTCAATGCTGACAAACATCGTTTGGAAATTAAACAAGAAATGATTGGTAGAACAGGTTTCTGGCAAAAGAAAAAGAGATATGCTCTTTGGATTATTTCTGATAACGGTGTTCCAATGGATAAGTTGGAAGTTAAAGGTTTGGATATTGTTCGTTCATCTTTTCCCAAATCATTTCAAAAATGTATGAAGGATGTGATGATTGATATTCTTAAAGGTAAAGATAAAAATGAAATTGATGAATACATATTGACTTTCAAAAAGAATTTGAATGATGTTTTGATAAACGAGGTTGCAAAAACTTCTTCAATAAAAGATATTAAAAAGTATGCTACTCCCGTTAAAGATGATGTTCTCGGTAAGTATGCAAAGGGAACGCCATCACATATCAAGGCGGCGATAAACTATAATAAGTTATTGACTATATTTGGTTGTCCTCCTAAATATCCGCCAATTAAAAATGGTGACAAGGTTAAGATTGCTTATTTGAAATCAAACAAATACGGATTGGAAGAGTTGGCATTTCGTGGTGATTCGGATCCAGAAGAAATTATACAATTTGTCAAGGATTATTTTGATGCCAATGAATTATTTGTTTCGGAATTGGATGGCAAACTCAAAAATTTCTATGATGCAATGCGGTGGGATTTCCCAACGGAGAATAAAAAAGTTGCACAAAAGTTTTTTTCGTTTTGATATTACACAAAAATTTCGTATATTAGCATAAATTATTTACTATTCATTAAGGATTGTTGTTATGGAAAAATCAAAGTTGTTGAACTTTATCAGTAAGTATCATTTGGGTAAGCTGATACAGTCTGTTGCTTGGAATGTAAATGGTGGACTTTCCACTCGTTTTATTTCTGATGATAAATGTGTGGTTGGCGAAGTTAAGTTGAAAAGTTTTCAAGGTGATGATTGGAAATTTGGTGTGTATAATACAGATTTGCTTGTAAGTCTTTTGGGTGTTCTTGGTAACACAGTAAACTTTCAAGTGAATGGAGCTGGTGATAAGGCATTCTCATTGACTATTGATGATAAATCAACTACTGTAAATTATATGTTGGCTGACCTTGCAGTTATTCCACCTGCACCAGACTTGAAAGAATTGCCCAATTTTGAATTGGATATTACAATTACAAAAGAATTTATTGATAAATTCATCAAGGCAAAGTCTGCTCTTTCAGATATTGAAAAGTTTACAGTATTAAAAAATGATAAACTGAATAAGTATCAAATTGTTCTTGGTTATTCAAATACAAATTCAAATCGTATCTCAATTGATATTGATTGTAATGCTAGTGGTGATATTGAACCAATTAGTTTCTCCGCTAAATACTTCAACGGTATTCTTGCTGCTAATAAAGACTTGAACGGTGGAACACTCAAAGTTTCATCAGAAGGTTTGGCAAAAGTTGAATTTGATATTGATGACTTTGAGGCAAAATATTATTTAGTAAAATTGGATAACAATTGATGAAAAAGTATTTTTATGAAAAGGGTAATGTTCTATCTTGGCCGTGTAATATTACATACGGTGAATTGGTAACTTATGATGATAAAAAGTTTTCCGAATGGGTAGAAGATTTACGAATGAGGTTTTTGAAAGATTGGGATGAAAACGGTAAACCACCACTCGTTGGCAGATCCGAAGAGGAGATTGTTCAATCGTTTTCAAAGCTCCGTCAATTCAATTCATCAAAAGTTTTTCATAATCCAGATAAAGGCAATGACGAAGATATAATCGGCGTCATTGCCAATTTCTCTAAAAATGGTTCTGCTGCTAATCAATTCTTTCCAACTATGTTGAAAACAAAGATTGCAAGTGGAACAAGTGGTGAGACATCTAGATCAATCTATGATTTCTTTACCGATGAAATGAAAGATACTTTTCATCATGTTATGCGTAGAACTCTTTACAATGACTCAATGTATCTTTATAGTAAATCTATTTCATCAAATCAAATCAAGAATCCTTATTTCCGAGAAGGTGAAACTCTACGCGATTTCTTTCTAGCATTTAAGAATGGTGATGGTAGATTTGATGGACAAGGTTTGCGTATATCAAAAATATCTTGCACACTTGAAACCTACAATAAAAAATATACAAAGTATTTGACTATCAAAGCAGACCAAATCCGTGAGTTTGTTAAAGATGGAATACTTGATGCGAGTATGATATTTTATTTAGGTGATATAGAAGAACTGTCTGATAATTTTATGATAAAAAAAGATGGTGAAGAACCAAGAGTAAATGTTTTCTTGGTAAGAGTATATGAAAAGAGTGCAAAGTTATTTCCACAAGCATTTCAAATATTCCGTATTTCTTTCTCACAACCGGCTGTAAACTTTCCACCAATGACTGCAAAGTTTTTGTATGAACATTTTACAAAACACATTCCAGCAAGTGAAATGGTTACGGTATATGATCCAAGTGCGGGTTGGGGTGGAAGAATTTTAGGAGCAATGTCGGTGAGTAGGCCGATACATTATGTTGGAACTGATCCAAATACAGACAATTCAATTCCTGATTTGGGAATTACTCGTTATGAATATCTTGCTGACTTTTATTTGAAGTCTATTGGTGAAAAGGGTAGTTCACTTTCATCGAAGTTCTTTGATGTGAGAGAAGACCATACATACGAAGTTTTCCAAGACGGTTCTGAAACAATACAATTCAATCCAAAATTTGAAAAGTATAAAGGTAAATTGGATTTCGTTTTCACATCACCGCCGTATTTCAATCGTGAAATGTATTCCGATGATGACACACAATCATATAAGGCACACGGAGAATATGCAGACTGGCGTGATAACTTTTTGAAACCAACATTAGAAACTGCCGTTTCTTATTTGAAAAATGATAGATATATTTGTTGGAACATTGCAAATATCAAAGTATCTGCAACCAAAACAATAAATCTTGAACAGGATTCCATTGATATATTAAAATCTTTGGGTATGGAATACAAAGGTAAAATGTGTATGCTTATGACAAAGATGATTGGTAATTCCGATCCAGAACGGTTAGCAAATAAAGTTTTATACAATGGTGAATGGTTTAAGCACGAACCAATTTTTGTTTTCTATAAACCCTAACATGAAACCTAACAGCGATAGTTTAAGTAAATTTTTTGATGTTGATCCGCTAGAAGTTCGTTTGTGGAAAGAGACCGGTGAATTTTTTGCAGGTAAAAGAGAATTGGATGATACAATAGATTGTATCTTTCAATATTACCGCAAACACGGTTATCCATATATGAAAATTACCGAACACGAAAAACATGAACACATGAGAAAACTACAACAGTTTGATTATGATAGTATTTTCAAAGACGGTGATATAATTCAAACCATGAACGGACTTCGATTAGCGTGGTCATACTTTCCGCACGCGATGGAAGTTAAATGTGGAAACTCAAAGATGTCTCCAATAGATAATTTTTTGAATGACCAAACATTCAAAATGACAATACGCAAATGTTTGAAGTGGTTGTCAAAACATTGGGGTAGTTCCTTTCAAGAGAATCGTCTTCGTCAATCACTTAAAATATATTCTGGTGTTCAAGGTGTTTCAAATTTCAGACCAACTGCTGCTGGTGTTATCTATAAAAAATACGGCGGTGATGGTGTGATGTGGGATATGTCTTGTGGTTGGGGTGGAAGATTAGTCGGTGCTCTTGCTTCGCCTCATATTAAAACTTATATTGGAACAGAACCATCAACAAAAACATTTGAAGGACTTTGTAAACTTCGTGATGACTTTGCTTATCTCGGTAAAGATATTCAATTGAATATGATGGGTTCAGAAGATTATCTACCGAAAAAAGATAGTTTGGATTTATGTTTTACATCGCCACCATATTTCGATACAGAAAAATATGCAGATGAAGAAACTCAATCGTATAATAAATTCCCAACCCGTGAAACTTGGGGTTCTGGTTTTCTTCAATCAACTTTCCGTAATTGTTATCACGGATTGAAAATGGGTGGCTATATGCTAATAAACATAGCCAACACACCAAAGTATAAAGATTTGGAAGAAATGACTATAAAGTATGCCAACCTAGTTGGTTTCGATCACACCGATACTCTACAATTGATACTGTCCGCTGTTATGGGAGCTGGATATAAAAGAGAGCCAATCTTCGTATTTCAAAAAAATCGCTAGGATATTAGGCGAAAATTTCGTATATTACACTATGAATTTATTAACCAATAAGGTATGTTATGTTTAACGCTTCACACACAATTTGGAATGAAAAGTATCGTCCACAGACACTTGACACTTATGTTGGCAATGAAACTGTAAAGGCAACATTCCAACAGTATATTGATACAAGTGATGTTCCACATTTACTTCTTTACGGTGATGCTGGTAGTGGTAAAACCACTCTTGCTAAGATTGTTGCAAATACTATTGCAAAAGATAATTATATTTACATCAATGCTTCAGATGAAAATTCAGTAGATACTGTTCGTGATAAAATCAAACAGTTTGCTTCTTCAATTGGTTTTGGTGGTTTGAAGCTAATTATATTGGATGAATGTGATTACATGACACCGAATGCTCAGGCGGCACTTCGGAATGTTATTGAAACATTCAGTAAGACAACTCGTTTTATTTTGACTTGTAACTATGTAGATAAGATTATTGATCCAATTCAATCTCGTTGTCAAATCTTTAACATAGTTCCACCGTCAAAAAAAGAAGTTGCACAACATCTTGTAAAAATTCTTGACGGTGAAAGTGTAAAGTATGAAAAGGATAATCTTGCAACGATTATCAATCAATCATATCCAGATATTCGCCGTGTAATTAACACAACTCAACGATGTGTTATTGGTGGTGTTTTGAAATTGGATGAAACAACTTTGGTAGAACACAATTATCTTTCTTCAATTGTTGATATTCTCAAATCAAATAAAAACAAAAAAGAAAAGTTTGATGGTATTCGTCAGTTACTTGCTGACAATCATGTTCGTGACTTCAATCAAATGTTCAGACATCTTTACGATAATGTTGATACATTCGCTAATGGTTTTGTATCAACTATTATTTTGATTATTGCTGAAGCACAATACAAAGATAGTTTTGTTGTAGACCATGAAATAAATGCCATGGCTATGTTTATTCAAATTATTATGGAAATTGACCAAAGGAGAAAATGATGGGTATTTATGACATTAACGGCGGTGGACAACCACCACAAGAACCACAACAAGTAACTGTGGACATCAATCAGGCATCAGATATTGAATGATCAAAATGTGGTAACAAATTCTTTCACGAAGTAACGTTTTTCAAAAAGATTTCTGCACTACTTTCACCAACAGGACAAGAAGGTATCATTCCAATTCCAACTTACGCTTGTTTGGAATGTGGTAATATCAATGACGAATTTATGCCAACAAAAAGACAACAACTAAACGATTAAGGATTATCATGGCAAAAAGTTTATTTGATCATATTAAAGGTGTTACTTTCCGTAAAACAAAATGGGAAGAACTTTCAGAAGAAGATACAAAGACATGGAGCAATTATATGATTGCTCGTTTCTTTTCAATGGAACCAGAATTTGTTGAAGTCATAAATGAGTTTCAAACATATTCAAATGGAATACTATCTTCAAGAGATTACTATAAACTTTTGCTAGATATTCTCCCAAAGAAGTCCATCTTTCTGAAATACATAAAGTCTAAACACAAAATGGAAATAGAACCGGAAATTCTATCTACATTTTGTAACCACTTTGAGTTGGGAAGAAATGAAGTATATGCATACATC